GTCCTTTACATCAATCGTTTCCTTTCCGCAGTGGACTGGAAACGGGTGGAGCGCCTTTCAATCCGCCGCTTTTACCGTATGAACTATCGCTGATTCAAGCGATTGGCTGTAGCGAAGAGGAGTATCGGGAGCTTGTCCGTCACGCAATGTTGCGGCAGCGTGTGCGACCTGCTGAATATGACCTGATTCCTGATGTTGTAAACACAGGTACGGTTGAAACTTTTTTAATTCAGCTTGCGATTGGCCTTGTCTTGACAGGGGCCAGCATGTTGTTGGCACCAAAAGCACCATCGCTTGAATCAGGAAAAATTAAAGGCAAAAAACTTGCCGATCAGATTGGACCGACTCGATTTAATCAAGCGACAAATTTTGACAACGTATCTAGTCTCGCTGAGCTGAGTCAGCCGATTCCGATTCCGTTTGGTAAGCGTGGCGAGGGCGCTGATGGTCTTCCGACGGGCGGCATTATTCTTGCGCCTGCTTTGGTTTGGTCGCGTCTTTACGCCTACGGCGCATATCAGGCGTATGAAGGTGTTTACGTTGCTGGAGAGTTTGGTGTTGACGAGCCTGACCTTGGCGGCATTTTGCTTGGAACGGCTGGCCTGAATGCTTTGTCTGATAACGAGTTTGCCCTTTACTGGTCGTCAGTCGAAGGCAACAACCGACCGGCAACATTGCTTTATGGCACTCAAGGCCCTGGTGCTACTGGAACGGTAGGCCGAGAAGTTTTCACTGCGCCAACAAGAGATGGTCAGTTCAGTGACGGATTCTCGATGGCTTACACGCCTAGCGGGGATACAACCTTTGGCACCAGTTCACCGATCCATAACGGCACTGCATATCGTTTTAACTGGGAAATCATAAGCGCACCATTTTCGTCTACTGAGGGGAGCGATAACAGCAGAGCACGCAAAGAGATCCAAGCAAAACGCCGAAAGATTGCTGGAAGCTTGGCAGACGTTCTGCATGACGCTGGGCCAGAAGCAGGTCAGCCAGGCGTAGGCAGGGCGTATTCACGTCACATGGGTTTCATTATATTTAACAACGAAGAATTCAAAACTAGAAACGTTAAAACAGTTGCTGTTGGCAATACTGCAGTCTTTGAGATTGATCATCGCAATGAAGTATGGAAAAATTTTAGTGATAAAGATTTTGATGACACTGAAGTCAACTTGGATGATTTGATCAATTCCGCAAAGTCTTGGAGGGAAAGGGCGTCAGACCTCCTGATAGTGGGGACGACTTGGATTATTGGCGCGTCGAGCTGGATTGTAAGAAAGCGAACGAAAGTGATGTCAGCTAATAACAAAAAAGTTGAACAAGAGTTCATCGAGTTTGAGTGTGTTGAGGTCCATGGCGTTGCCGAAATTGGCATCCCTGGGCGGGACACAGTCGAAGAGCCTTTAGGCGGCTATGACGGCGATACTTTTAATGCAAACAAGCACTGCGGCGCCGCTTTCTATAACGTTTGCAGGCAAAATATCGCAACCATTCGGCCTGTTCGTAGAGACAGCGAGGTGATTGAGTTTGGCATTAGAAGCCAAGTCTGGAACCGCGCCTCTGGCCTGTGTAATTTCAACGCGCTGCCTTCACCGACCAAGTTGTTTCAGCTTGATGAGGATGATGTTCAGCTGTCCACGCCTCGCATGGACAAGTATTTCAAGAGGTCGTCTTGCTTCTCTGTTTTTGTCCGACCTGTTAAAGAGTACGGCCAGGCTCAGGCTGAATTTGTGCGTATTCCAATGGTGTTCTGTGTTCAGGGCAGCGCCCCAATCAATCAGAACAATTATCTGCGCATCCGTCCTGACACGAAAGGATTCTATGAATACAGGCTTATTCCGCGCACTGGATCGGACATCGCAATCAACAGCATTGATGAAAATGAGATCACGGTGCTCGACTCAAGCGAAGGGATTCCTTACACAAACAATGCTTTAGGGCAAGACTTCGACACGGCCTATGGAGAGTTCAGGATTACTACTCAAGGGCGAAAGGTTGCTGTTGGAGATATCCTGCCCAACCCTGAGCTGTTTACTGATCCTGAGGATCTTGAGGCGGCACTCTCGCCAAATAATGTTCCGACATCAATCGTCAGAACCAGTATTTCAACAAATTCAGGCAATCCATATCTGCGAAGACATGCATTTTTGACTGAATACCTTGGTTTAGCAAGGGAGAACCGCGACAAAACCGTCACGGCTCAGCAGCAAGTCGTTATGTCTAATGGTCGATCTGTCACCGTCGAAATATCTGCCAGATCAACAATTGGAGAGTTCGGGACTGACTTTGGTCAAATGTACCTGGACGCAAATGACCCTGGTGCGGATAGAGATCAGGGTGAAGATGAACGCTCTATTTGGGTTGACGAGAAATTTACTGTTGTCAACTCAAATGGAGACTTCGAAGTTGGCGAAACTTTTGAAATCACCAAAGGAGTCAACAATGACTTTAGCCGCCACGCTAATAACCTAGAAGAGTTTGAAGATCGTCCTGTTACGCCTTACAGCTCTGTGACTTTTGTCTTCGTCATAACAGCTGTTGGCACTGAATATACGGAACAGTTGCAACGCGGCGAGCGTGTGTTTGAGGGTGCATCTCAAGTAGCAGATTGCAGCCATTACACCGAACTTACAAAATCGAACGATTCAGGTCCTGAGCATGAAGTGGTTTATGTCAATGAATACATCCACAATGAAAGCTTGGCGCAGTACAACGGTATGTCCACGATTGGATTTACCGTCAAGTCAACTGGTGAAGTTTCAGACATTAGTCAGCTGAGGCTTTGGGCAGCGACTGGAATCCCCGTCACTCGTTTGATTGAAGGCGACAATGCCCCAAGCAATCTTTTTGCTGATCTTGTTTTTTATCTGCTGTCTAATAAGACCCAAGGCGTTGGCAACGTTGTGCCCAGCGAGTTGATTGATGAGGATTCGCTTAGGACGACTGCACGTTTCTTACGTGCCAATCGTATTTTTTACGATGGCGTCCTTGAAGACAGCGAAAGCTTCCGCAGCTTTCTGTATGACAATGCAGCGTTGCAGCTGTGCAACTTTACGATCAAGAATGGTCGTTTTGGAATGCAGCCTGCATTGCCATTCGACTCAAGTCACAAAATCAGCCTGGAACCGATTCAAGTTGAGCAAATTTTTACCGCAGGCAACATCATCGAAGATTCATTGCAACTGCAATACATCGATGTTTCGTCGCGTTCAAATATTCAAGCGGTCGTGACTTGGCGCGTGACTGTACAGAACGATCTGCCTTATCAGGCAACCGCATTGATGCACTGGTCAGATCTGCCAATCAATGAACGAGCAGCTACCAAGCAAGCGTTTGACCTCAGTGAGTTTTGCACTAACCGCGAGCAGGCATTGCGAACTGCAAGGTTCTTGCTAAGCACCCGTCGCAGGATCACCAAAACAGTCAGCTTCCAAACTGTGCCTGATGCTTTAGGCGTTCAGCCTGGCTCATACATTCGAGTGATTACAGAAGCCAGCACTTACAACTCCACAGCAAACGGATCAATTACGGATGCAGGAACGCTGGTCAGCATCACCAGCATCGCTGATGGAACGTACAACGCCTTGATTTACAAGCCAAGCACGTCAGAAGTCATTGAAACTGACCTAACGATTGCCAGCAATCAAGTCAGTGACTCGACGTATCACGGTTCGTTGTTCACATTGCTTGGCGCTGACACGGACTACAGCGTTTATCAGATTGAGTCGTTGAATCTTGAAGAGGATGGCCTGGTGTCCATCAGTGCGGTCGAAGTGCCCACAGATGCGTCTGGCGTTAGCATCGTAGCTAAGGACGTTTTGACGCCGGGCAACTTTACGGTGCTTGAGTGATGGCTTTTCCGTCGTTGACGCCAACAGGCCGTCAGTTCACGCCAGGGAATTTTCCTAGCAAGACCTATAACTCACAATCTGGGGCAGAGGTGCGGATTCTGTATGGATCACGGCGTGTCAATGCCACGTTGAGTTTGTCTTACGCCAACGTGACAGATGCCAATGCTGAATCGTTTTTGGACGATTACAGCGATCAGCTGGGCACGTTCCGCACTTTTACGTTGCCGTCGATTGTTTTTGAAGGCTGGTCTGGATCATTGGCAACACTTGACGCTCCAGCTGGTACGAAGTGGAGATATGACGGGCAGCCACAAGTTCAGGCGGTGCGCCCTGGAATTAGCAGCGTTACAGTGGCATTGCGAGCGGTGGCGTAATGGCAAAGGTTTACACCGGCAGAGATGGCGTGATGCAACTCGCCGGAACGACCCTCGCCAAGGTCGTGAACTTTTCGCTGTCAGCCAATCTTGAGACGCTTGAAACCACAACGCTGAGCGAAAGCATCCGCAGTTATACGCCTGGCATTTCGGGCTATAGCGGCAGCGCCACGTTGCTGTATTACAAGGATGACAGCAACAACATCAACACGAGTGACCTGCTGAACAAGCTCTACAAAACCGGGACCACAGGCGTCAGCAGTTCAGACACTGTTGAGTTGACTTTCCGCTGGGTGGACGGTGCAGACAACAACGACATCAAACTGACGGCGTATATCACCAGCGCGAATATCGGCGCATCAACTGGCGAGATTGTCAGAGCTGAGATTGCGTTCCAGGGAACAGGAGCACTGTCCACGGTCACAATCTCATGAGCGTTTACCTTGGCACCCATGGGGAAGTCGAGCTGCAGCGGCAGTTTGATGGCAACGATCTGCGCTCCACAATCAACCCGTCAGATGTCAATGCAACCCAAAAGCGGTTCAGTTTTGACTTTGAGCATGGCCAGCTGTTGAGCGGTGACCAGATTGAGATCACCAGTACAGACGGCACGGCGCTTGATTTCATCGACAACTACACCAAGACCAGCGTTAAAAAATTCATCAACGTTGATGAGCTAGACGGCATCAGGCTTTATGACTCGTTTGCTAATGCGGTGAATGGTGGAACGGCTAATGCCACTGCTCTTGCCACGCCTGCAAACGACCTGCCGATCCGCGTCAAGGTTGAGAACGCAGAGTACAAAGTCCTGGCCCAGGTCAATGGCTTTGAGCTGAACACTGAGCGCGAGACCGTAGACACCACCACGTTGTCTGATGATTTCCGCAGCAGGATCAGCACGTTGATGTCCGGTTCTGGCCGGATGTCTGCGTTTTGGGAGTACACCGGCAACACCAGCCAAGAGCTGCCGAACTACTTGGTCGAACTGTCGTTAAGAACGCGAGTTGGTAGTCAGTTCAAGGCTCGTTTTTATATCAAGCGTAATGACCACAACCCTGGTGGTGTAGCGGCAAACGACAACGATGAGATCTTTTATCAATTCACTGGTGTGCTGACTGGTTGCGCTGTGCAGTTTGCTCCAAACAACACTGTGCAAGTTGAGGCTGATTTCATCACTACTGGCTTGATTCAGTTGCGAATGGATCTAGAGGTGCCTGACAAGCTGTTGCAGGAGAACACAGACGACATCTTGTTGGAGCAGGGCACAACTGACGCGATCTTGCTGGAATCGTCCTAATCCCAGCCCTATGATGGATCTATAGTGGTTCATGCGTAGGGTTTCATGGCTGACCTTAAGATCAGTGCCCTTAACAGCCTTGCGGGGGCTGATCTGGTTGCCGCAGACGTGGTTGCTGTTGTTGACGACAGCGCGAGTGAAACTAAGAAGCTGACAGTCAGTGATCTGATTGCAAACGGCGTAACGCTGATTTCAAACAGCACGATTCCAAGCGCGAAAATTTTGTTCTCAGCAGGAAGCGTTGCTACGGCTTCTGTTGCTGATGCTGGCATCACCACAGCCAAGGTGGCCGATTCAGCCATCACGGCAGCCAAATTGGCTGACAACTCCAGCGTGACGCTGGTTTCTACGTTGCCTGGCTCAGGCGACTTTACGGGACAGGTCGCACTGGATACAGACGATTCAAAAATCTATGTGTGGTCGGGGTCAGCTTGGACAAGCGTTAAAGGCGCTGGTTCGATCAACGTCGTTAACGGCAGCACCAGCGGCATCGTCAATATCACCACGTCCACCAGTGGTGACACAGTTACCATCAGCACGACGCTGGACGACACATCCTCAGCTGCGCAGTTCCTTGCTGGCCCAACTGGATCTGGTGGCACGGTTGGCTATAGGGCGATCATTGGAACGGATCTTCCGACTGCAAGCAGTTCTGCGAAGGGTGGCGTCATTGTCAATGGCAATGGCCTGGCAATGTCTGGTGACACAATCACCGTCAACAACAGTGTCACTGCAGAAACAAGTGAAAACCACATTGTTCAATATGACGCCAATGGTTTGATCACTGGCGGTCGAGCGATTGTTGCAGGTGATGTTCCAGTAGCAACGTCTTCTGCAACTGGCGCAGTCAAGCCTGGCTCAGGTCTTGAGGTTACGGGTGCTGGTGCAATCAACCACTCAAACAGTGTGAGTGCTGCGACCGCTGCCAAGGTTACCTTTGACGCTCAGGGTCACATCACGGCAAGTGAGGCATTAGCTGCCAGTGATGTTCCTGATCTTGACGCGAGCAAAATCACAACCGGAACTCTGCCAACTGCCCGCTTGGCAAATGATGCGGTCACGGCAGACAAACTTGGCGACAAATCAACCACCACGATTGCTGAAACTACTCCAGCAGGCGGAACTTTTATTGGTCAAGGTCACCTCAACAGTATTTCGGGCGACTTCCTGATTTGGGACGGAAACGTCTGGCAGCCGATTGGTGTCAGCGTTGGCGAGATTGTTCTTGCTGGTACTTACAACGCCAGTACCAACAAGATGGCGACCGTTACCTCTGAAGGTACATCGCTTAGTTATGTCGTTGGTAGTGCGCTGCCTGCAGCTTCTGCTTCCAATAAGGGTTACTACGTTGTCGTTAGCACCGCTGGCACTGGAACGTCACCCGCTCCAACTGTTGCGCTGAACCCGCCTGACTTCTTGCTGTCTACAGGCACGGCTTACACCGAGATTGACGTTTCAAGCACGGTGATCGCGCAGCAAGCGTCAAACGTTGCGTTTACTGCTGCAGGCAATATCTCAGCAACCAACGTTCAATCTGCGATTGAAGAACTTGATAATGAAAAAGTTGCAGCTGCTAGCCCGACATTTACTGGAACGGTGGCGCTGGGTGAAGACGCTGTCATCACATTCGAAGGCGCAACGGACAATGCGTTTGAGACAACGCTAACGGTCGTTGACCCAACGGCTGATCGCACCGTGTCACTGCCTAACGTGACAGGCACCCTAATTTCATCTGGCGATACTGGCAGCGTGACCAGCGCAATGATTGCTGACGGTGCAATCGTCAACGCTGACATCAACGCCAGTGCAGAGATTGCAGTTAGCAAGCTGGCAAATGGCACTGCACGTCAACTGCTGCAGACCGATGTTGCTGGAACAGGCGTTGAGTTTACCAGCAATGTTGATGTCCCTGGAACTCTGGACGTTACTGGAGCGGCAACGCTTGATTCAACGCTGGCTGTAACTGGTGCGACGACCGTCACTGGCGTAATTAACGCAGACGGCAAGGTCAAGTTCCCTGCTGGCAGTGCATCCGCTCCAAGCTTCTATAGCGGAACAGATACGAACACTGGTTTGTACTTTAGTGCAGCTGATGAAGTTTCAATCACAACTGGCGGCACGCAGCGCGTTGTTGTTGATAGCAGTGGGAACGCGGGGATCGGCGTCTCGTCGCCAACCTCTGTTTTAGATATTCGCGATACACAGACAGGTGCGGCCAGTGAAATTAAGCTATTTAACCTTGATCAAGGCAATACAACAACACAAACTTCTGCTTTAGTTATGACGCCCGACCTTCGGGCAAATGGAGCAAAGATTTCTGTTGTTAAAGAAAACGCAGATTTTTCGTCATCCGCGAACAAAGATGTAGCGATCACATTTTCTCCTGTTTCTAATAACACGGCAACGGAGCGACTCAGGATCGACAGCTCGGGGCGGTTGTTGGTTGGGGCGACAAGTTCAACAACTCTTGCTAACACTTCCACTGTTCAAATTTCAGCTAGCGATAGCAATGCAGGCTTATCGATTCTGAGAACTGCAAGTGCAGGCGGTGTTTTTCAGTTCGGCGCAGGATCGTCTGGTGACAATGTATCTAGCGGCGACGCTCTTGGATACATCAAATTCACTGGGTATCACACCAACGGATACGATGAATATGCTCGCATTACGGCTGAGGCTGACGGCACGACTGGTGACGGTGATGCTCCAGGTCGTCTTGTGTTTTCCACGACTGCGGATGGTGCGTCTTCTCCGACGGATCGGATGCAAATCGACAGCTCGGGCCGGGTGTTGATTGGGGCGACGACTGAAGGCAGGGCTGGGGCAACAGATAATTTAACGATTGCAGACAGCGGAGATTGCGGAATAACAATCCGCAGCGGAACTTCTAATGATGGTGCAATCGATTTTTCAGATAGCACGTCAGGCGATGGGGAATTTGCAGGGCAAATTTTATATGACCATGGCTCAAACTTTATGCGGTTTATAACCGCATCTTCTGAGCGCCTGCGAATCGACAGTTCTGGGCGGTTGTTGTTGAACACGACGACTGAAGGTGATTCAAGCGCTGATGATTTGACTGTTGCAAATAGTACACACTGCGGAATCACAATTCGATCAGGCACCACCAGTTTCGGTTCGCTTTATTTCAGCGATGCTACGTCAGGTACTAGTGAATATGATGGATTTATTAGCTACAGCCAAGCCGACCGATTTATGCAATTCGGTACGGCGTCTACTAATAGAGTTCGCATCGATAGCTCGGGCAACGTATTGGTTGGAAAAACAACCACTGCTCTTACTACCGCTGGCACACGAATTAGTAGCGGTTTTATTACTGGCTCAGCCAGTTCAAGTAGCACTAACTTGTCAGCCAACGCTGGCGCTGCGATTAACCTTGCGAACACTAATAGCACTGACAATAACTTTTCAAATATCGGAGGGTATAACTCAAATGGTCTTGTTGTAAATCAAATCAACTTGATCAATGAAAGTCACTCAAGCCGCACAGGTGCAATCGCTTTCTCTACGCATAACGGCAGCAACCTGATAGAGGCGATGCGAATCGACTCGAAGCAGCGCGTCACTGTTAAGGCTGGTGCGATTGCTGAAATCGATACGCTCACCAGCGCATCTACCGTTACCCCAGACTTTGCCGCTAGCTGCAACTTCACGTTGACGCTTGGAACGAATGTCACGCTGGCTAACCCCAGCAACGTGACTGCAGGTCAATCTGGTTCTATTTTCTTGGTGCAAGATGGCACCGGATCTAGAACGCTTACGCTGGGCTCGAATTATGACTTTGCAGGCGGAACTGCGCCTACACTTTCTACAGCAGCTAACGCAGTGGATCGTTTGGATTACATCGTCCGCACGTCCACATCCATCCACTGTGTCGTCACTCTGGCTTACTCATGAGCGTATTTCATCAGAACATTCTTGCTGGTGCGTCTGGTGCTGGCGGCGCTGGGGCGGCTACTTACGTCGATGACGTGTTCAGCACTCATTTGTGGGAAGGAGATGGTGGAAATAATTTAACCCCATCGGCAGCAACAGTTACGGTCAACAATGGAATAGATCTTTCTGGCGAAGGCGGTCTGGTTTGGATAAAAAATAGAAGCACTGGTTATTTTCATTGGCTGTTTGATACCGAGCGCGGTGGCGCTAAAAGACTTATTAGCAGTGCTGCTGTAGCCGAAGAAGATGGCAGTCAATATAATAGAGATTTAGTCTTTAATTCTTCTGGTTTTGTAGTTGGTGAAGACACTAGTAGTGGTGGCTTAAATACGCGAGGAGACGATCATGTCTCTTGGACCTTCCGCAAAGCGCCAGGATTTTTTGATGTTGTAACTTATACGGGCACTGGCAGTGTTCAAAACGTCAGTCATAGCCTAGGCAGTGAACCTGGGGCGATTTTTATTAAAAAAACAAGTGGTAGTGAAAATTGGGCTGTTTATCACAGAAGCGCAGGCAATGCTAGCCCTGGAAGATTAAACACCAATGACGCATTTAATACATCTGCTAACGGACATTTCAACAGCACTACGCCAACCAGTTCAGTCTTTACTGTTAACACAGACGCTACTGTCAATGAAAATGGAGCAACTTATGTCGCCTACATTTTTGCCCATGACGATCAATCGTTTGGCACGGATAGCGACGAGGCGATTATTAAGTGTGGAAGCTATACGGGCACTGGCGGATCTGGCTTAAGCGTAGATCTTGGCTTTCAACCACAATTTGTGCTTGTAAAAAACATAGAGAGTAATGATACTAACTGGATTATATTTGACATGATGAGAGGAATGGATCACACAAGTAGAATACAAATTTATCCAAATGCATCTAGCGCTGAGTTTAGTGGAGGAGGACCATCAAATACCGGACTTCGTGCAACAGTAAGCGGATTTTCTAGCGATACACAAAACAATTGGTTTAACAGCTCAAATGAAGAGCACATCTACGTTGCAATCCGCCATCCAAATAAACCACCCGAGGCTGGAACGGATGTTTTCACTGCTGATGCGTCAGGATTAAACGCGCAGGCTGGGCAAAAAACTTTTGACGCAGATCACTATGTTGACCTTGTTTTTCATAAACACAAGACTGTAACAAGCCAAGGTTTTCAATGGTTTGATCGACTCAGGGGCGGAGGCCAGATTCTGAAAAGTAACAATAGCAACGCAGAATTAGATCAAACCACCAATCAGTTTTTTGACATACAAGATGGAGTAAGAGCAAATAGCTCTGGTGGCAATTTTGGAAATTATGTTGGGTTTATGTTCAAACGTGCTCCAGGATTTCTTGATATCGTGGCTTATACGGGGACAGGTTCAGCAACAACAATAAATCACAATCTTGGGGCTGTTCCTTCAGTAGTACTTGTTAAGCAAAGAGATTCCGTTCGAAATTGGTACTGGCAGCATTATGCACTAGGCGCAAATACTTGGCTCCAATTAAACTTGGATGAAAGCCAAGCAAGTAACGGGACTCTTTTTAACAGCACTTTGCCAACAAGTAGTGTTTTTAGTGTCTCGGATTTGGGAGGTGTAAATGGTAGCGGCAATGATTACATAGCCTATTTGTTTGGTGATTTAGATGGAATAAGCAAAGCGGGCACATACACGGGCACAGGTAGCAGCATTAACGTTGATTGTGGCTTTACCGCAGGCGCTCGATTTGTAGTCATTAAGCGGGCTGACAGCAGTGGCGATTGGTACGTTTGGAATTCAAGTAGCGGCATTAACAGTGGAACCGATCCTTACTTGCTTCTAAATAAAGTTGACACTGTAGCTGACAGCTACGACTACATTGATCCGCTCAATGCAGGCTTTACAGTGACTTCATCAGCTCCTGCTGCGCTGAATGCCAGTGGCGGCACTTACATCTTCCTCGCCATTGCCTAATCATGGAAATCCGTAACCGCAAAACCGGCGCTGTCATCACGATCAGCGAGTTCAAAGCCGAGCATCCTCGGACCGCTTTTCCAAAGCAGATCAACACTCTTGTGTTGGACAGCTACGGCTACGACGCAGTGCTAAATGGTCCGTCAGCCACAACCTCTGGCCCTTACGAAATCAGCGTTCGTGACGGCGTTGAGGAAGTCAACGGCCAATGGTTCACCAAGTTTGTGGTTGGCCCAACTTTCACTGACAACGATGAAGCAACTGCTGCTGAACAGGAAGCTGCTTATCGCGCCAGGATCGACACTGAAGTTGCAGCAAGGGTGCGTGTGGAGCGTGCCAGCAAACTTGCAGCTTGTGACTGGACTGTGTTGACTGATAGCCCGTTGACGACAGCCAAAAAGACAGAATGGAAGACGTATCGTCAGGCTCTGCGTGACATCACGAGTGCAGAGGGTTTTCCACACGATGTGGCCTGGCCTTCTGAGCCATCCTGACTAAACTTATCTTGAAATCACCGTCTCATGGCTAACACCTACACTTGGAAAGTCGGCAACTGCGACAGGAATCTGGCTGATGGCCTGATTACGACGATGCACTACACGGTCTCAGCTGTCACTGAAGACGGTGTGTATTCCGCTGGAGCGTATGGCTCAATCGGTCTTGAAGCACCTGATGCGGAAGACATGATCGCTTATGACGCAGTGACTGAAGCTCAAGCTGTGTCTTGGGTGCAGGCTGCGATTGGTGGAGCTGACAAGGTGGCTGAAATCCACGCTGCCTTAGATGCACAACTGACTGAGAAGCGCACTCCCACCACTGGCACTGGCACGCCTTGGTGAGTTTTCTCACTGGTGTTTTTGTTGGCGTCTGTCTCGTTTTGGGATGGGCGCTTCTTTCTATGTCTGCTGAACAATAGTGGCTAAACCGCTGAATGGACAGGACTTCGTATCGGGTAAGCCCAAGAAGACCAGGCAAGGAAATGGATCACATTCCAAGCCATCACATGGCCGGAAAAGGTATCGTGGGCAAGGAAAACGTTAACCCTCTTTCCAATGCTCAAAACTTTTATTGTGAGTGGTGCCGCCGTTTCAGCAGCTGCGCTGGCATCTCCTGCGCTCGCAGACGTTTATGTGAACCCTGAGTTCAACGGTGGTTCCTACGGCGACGATTATCTGGGCGGAACGCTCAACCTCGATGTGGGCTATGAGCTGTCTGAGGGCGCTTATTCCTTTTACATCCAGGGAGGACCTGCACTGGTCATGCCAAACGGCGCTGACAACGAAGTTGAGTTTGCTGGCAAGTTTGGCGGCTCTGTTGCTGTTGCCGAAAAGGTCTCTGTTTATGGAGAGCTGAGCGGTATGACTGGCGATGAACTGTCTATCGGCACCAAACTCGGCATGAAATATAGCTTTTGAGCTAGCATAAGAATGCAGAACTGCTGCCCCTCCTGGTCCTCACACAGCAGGAGGGGTTTTTTATATATGCAAAAGCTTTTCAACGTGATGTCCGTCGCATCCTTCATGATGTCAGGCGGCATGGTAATTGGATCGGTGATGCTTTACACGCGCATTCCGTCACTAACTCAGCACTATGTCAGTGAGCTGAAGCTTGAATTGACTCAGATGATCATTGAAATGGTGCCTGGTCAGATCGACGATGCAATGCCCGAGCTGCCATCCGCAACTGGCCCAGCACTACCGATTAAGCCACCCTTCTAGTGGCAGAAATCCCTGAGATCGGCGTACGGTCGATCAACGTTCCGACAATTTTTACAAGTCAGCCGATACCGCCGCCTGTGCTGCCGGCAGCACCACCGGTTACATCTGCGCGATATCCAATCATCGACATGCCTGGCTGCGTCAGGGCAAGGATCAACCGGGGAAAAGGCGTTGAAACATTTGATGAAGATCCACGTGGTGTGGTCACCTTGTGTGATGGAGCGGCACCGGTCTTTGAAGCAGCAGATTATAGGCCGCGTGACTTTACTTGGGTCCAGCCACCTACAGCACCGATAAAAAGGTCGGAGAGATCAACTCCGACCCAGTCCCCTCTTGATGCGACGCCGGCCTTGGCTTCCGGCAGCCCAAAGGTAGCAACAAATGATCCACCTTGCCCATCATTTGGGGCAAAAGCTATAGGTAGTTTTAACAAGTTTGGCACCAAGGTGTTGGCTGGCTATGAGTTGCAAGACGGCAAATGCGTAAAGATATGGGATCCCGTGCCTGTTAGGCAGGTGATTCAGAACTATGTGCCTGATGCCGGCCCAACCGTATCGGTTGCGTTGACAGCGGCTTTTGCTACCACAGTCGCCATATTTGCCAAGCCTATTGCATCAGTGCTGCAGAAGCTGGTAAAACCTTTGACCAAGAAAGTGGTGAAGAAGATCAATCAGAAGCTTGGCCGTAAGGTAGAACCGGAATCCTTACAGCAGCGTCGGGTGATTCAGCGTCACCGGAATCAAGCCATTCGCGATCTGAGACGTGCTCTGGGTAAATGATTTGGTGCGTGTGTTCTTCTACGGGTTTCGGCTTGAGAACGACATCAGCACAAATGGCATAGAACGGCGACGACTTGGCAAAACCGTAACCTTCGCGTTTGGCTTCAGCACAAGCCTTGAGCCGCCCCATTTCGTAATTGAGTCTTTTATCAGCTAAAGCCTGTTCGTAGAGGGCGACTTGCTTTTTGGCTGCTTGCTTGCATAGTTCTATAGGCCCTCGATCCAAGGGAATGGAAAAGGTGGCTGTGATGCCGAAGTTATTGCTGAAATTCTGGCGGTAGCCTGTGCGCTGCGGTTTATAGTAAAGTACCTTGCCCGGATTATCTGGAATGCCATCTGGTTTGTCAAGTCCGGTCTCTGGATCGATTAAGCCAAAATTGTCGCTGTTGTCATATACTGGCTCTTGATAATACTGATTGTTTGGATTGCCAAAAGAATGCGTAGACGACGCGAAGGGCGAGATATTTAGTGTCGC